CTCTAGGATCCAGGTTTTTCCTTGATTCGTTCTTGCAACGATAACTATGAATTCTTCTCCTCTCTGAATACCATGCCATAAGCCATCTAATTCCTGAAAACCACTTGTGAAGAACCAATCATCTTGATGCTGCTGTCTTTCTATGAATTTGTTTAATCGCAGATCAGCTTGAGATACAATATCGATACCATTTATTCTGTATGTAGGTTGCAAACCTTTGATTGCTGTCATCATATATTCAGCAGCTTTATTTGCATCAGTCTTTAATAACTCTGCAGCTTTCTCTACAACAGGAACGGCCTTATAGTACAGATACTCTTCACGGATGGTATCTACGAGATACTCATCACTCTCTTGAACATCTACAAGCTGTTTAATGTCAGGAAACCTAGATAAGAAAGTTGCTTTATCAGGAACATTACCGTACTGCTTGTAGTGATCTTTAATGTAATTGTATTCTTCTTCATATCCAACAAAGTACTCCTCTGATAGAAGGTTATCCTCTATGATGCTCATACTATTTGTTGCTAATACTTTTGATATAATTTGCAGCTGAATCATCGTCTGTCCTTCCCTTTGAACTCTATTATTTTTGAAGTCTCCCACACTCTGCTTGCTAACTTTGAACCGACAACATCCTCAAGTTTTTTCTTTGTGTTGCAGTTACTTGTAAAGATATTAGCTTTGCCGTTTAGGATCCTATTCTCTAGAAACATTAGTAGGTTTGTATAATCGTAATTACTTAATCCAGAGTAGCCTATCTCGTCCCACACAATTAAGTCACAGTTCAAAATGCTGTCTTTGTAATCTTGTGATATCGGATTATTGAAATCTTTTAACTGCAGCAGAAGTGTTGGTACGTGAATGAATAATCCTCTTACACGGAAGCCGTTTCCTGCCCACACCGTATCGAAGTATTTAAGTAATAACTTCAGAGCCCAGCTTGTCTTACCGTTTCCTGTACCCTCGCTTGTTATGTAAAGATTGAATCCGTTATTAACTTGTGTCTGTATATCTTTCTTGATTTTTGCAAGCTCTACAAAATTATCGTAATCGGATCCTGCATCTAATGAAGCTGGATACCATCTTGCTTTAGGTATTCCACTGCTCTGAACTAAGTACAGCATTTCTCCATACCGTATGCATGACTGCTTGCAATCTTGTCTGTACTCACTACAGACTTCTTCATACCAACAAGCATTAGAATTTTGTTTGAAGTCCATGTGCCTTTCTCTCCTCTTCTAATTCGTTCAATTTGGCGAGTTCTTCTTCAGTATAGTGTTCACTTACAGCTACATCATTAAAACCTTTTTTAGACGGCTTAGAATTATTATTTAACGGATAGAAATTCTTCCATCCATTACTCGTTGCTAATTCTACAATCTCAAGACGGTCATCTTCTGGAAATGTACTCAACCTATTTAACTTTCCTACAAACATATTGAAGTACATAGCTTTCTTCTCTGATCGATGAACTTCTAAGAGAACATCTAAGTAACGAACAAGTGCTTTCTGAAGTTTGAAGTAGTCTGTGTACTCCATTATGTACTGAACACATTTCGAATACAGATCAACTTTTTTGCCTTTTTCTTTTTTCTCCTCTTTCTTCTTTTCTGTTTCTGTCGCAGGTGCCTTACTGGCTAGCTGGCTAGCTTTAAGTGTCTTAGGGCTAGAGTGCTTAGCTATATTGATAGGGGGCTTATTATCTGAAGCTCCATTTTTGGCGACCCGGGTCTCAATTTGAGTCTCCATTTTTGGTGACTCAAATATCAACTGCTTACACTTCTCTGTTATAGTGTAAAACACTTTTGATCCATGCAGATCATTTATCACCTGATCAGTTTTAATTAATCCCATATCTACTAACTCTGCTAAAATCTGTCTTAGACGTGGAATACTTGTATCGATATAAGGTAAATCTTCTAAAATCTTTGAGTGCTGAAGCCATACGTACGAAACTCCGTCTTTAGAACCATGCAGCATTTCAGGATCGGCTAATGCTATCATTATATAGTTAAGTAGAAGAGCCTGCTTGAAATTTATCTTAAACTCAATAAGCTTTCTCTGATTAAAGTCAATTTTTACTTGTTGTAACAATGTAAATCCCTCCTTAGAAACAAATAGGCCTGTGTAAATGGAGGCGCGGTTCCAAATACACAAGCCCTTAAAATTAGCTCGAGTTTGCATGTATGAACACTTGAGTGTCCGCGCACCTCACTCAAGCTAATTGTAGTGGTCAAGCCACTTCTTTATTGTAAGTGATCACTGAAGATATTACAACCGTCACATTGATTTTTCTTTTAAGAAATATTTGTAAATATCCTCAACCTGCTTATCAATCTGATCATTAACGTCATCCCAGAGAAACTTCTTTTCAGCACTCCAGTCAACACCGTTGGTGCCTTCAGGACAGACACGTTCTTCACTCATCTCTACAGAGTAAAAATTATCTCTAATCTTGATTGTAGCCTTGCTTGTACACCGTATAGATGTAGTAGCTAATTTTGATTCATATACTTTTTTCTTCTTGGTAGTCTTCTTTTCTTCCATAACAACTATCCTCCTTACTTAGTTTTCTTGACGGTTAGAGTAGGTGTCTTAATCACCGTTGAACAATTCTTTATCTCAATCAGCAGATCCTTATCAATCTGAGAATTGTAGATTGCAGCTTCGAGAGCATCACTATCAACGTATTCACGTTTTTTAATATACGGACACTCCATACTACCGTTACGACTAGTCCAATCTTTTTTAAGTACCTCTAACAGCCTGTCTTCATCTACTTTAGTGGATTCTTTTATAATGTATGAAGCATTATATTGATCCGTTGAGAACGTGCTTAGTTTCTCCGTAGACATGATTTCCTTAATCTCTGCATTCTTGCCTTCGCAGACCTTTTTTAATTCTTTTAGCTTTTCGTTATTAGCTCCGAAATCATTCACTAAGTTAGTGAGGTCGACCATTTTGTCTTTCATTATTTTTCTCCCTTCTTCTGATACTTCTGTGTTACGGATCCCATAACACCTCTACGACCTTTTACGATGCGCTGCTCAAATTCAATCAGCTTGTACACATCTTCTTCTCTCCACAATCTCTTGGATCGAGGATGATCCTGAATATAATCAGGAAGAAGAGCTGCTAACTCGTGATCAGGATGCTCTTTTTTCCATCGATACCATAAAGAGATTGTAGAAGGATAGCGGTTTATCATAACCGCCACCTCCTGTGATGATAATAATCTTTCTGCCATAACTTCCTCCTTTCTAGCTTAATAAGAACTGGAATAATTCTTTTTTATCCATTGCAATCTTACCATCTACTAATGCATCTGCCATCTGGCCTTTCTTTAACACGATATCATGAATTCTTTCATCAATAGTGTCTTTACACATTAATGTGTAAACTGTAAGATTGTTGTTCTGTCCGATTCTGTGGCATCTATCAACACACTGCTCTTTCAATGCATTGTTCCAAGGTTCATCTACAAAGATTTCTACGGTTCCAGCTGTAAGTGTTAAACCAGTTCCCATTGCTCCAGCTGTACCGATCATGATCTGACTTGCACCACTCTGAAACTCATTAACGTTATCCATTCTATCAGCATCTTTGGTTTCGCCTGTAATAACAGATACTCTGTACTTGCTGTGAAGTCTTGCATAGACAGCATCTGTCATCTGAGTCCAGTTACTAAAGATAACAACCTGCTTACCGTTCTCAACTGCTTCCTCTACAAGTTCTTCCATACGATCAAGCTTTGCAGATTCCTGAATGCTGCTTGAAAGGATCCCTGTAAAGCCTGTAGCCTGTCTAAGTCTAATGAGCTGTGCTAATGGATTATTTGAAACAGCAAGCTGATCAATGTTAGCTTTCAATTCACTGTAGACTTCTTTATAAACTACAGCCTGCTTAGCTGTCATATCTACATATTCATCGATATAGGTCTTCTCAGGAAGATCAAGAATGTCTTTCTTCAATCTTCTAAGCATAATCTCATTGAGTCTTTCCTGAAGCTCGTCAAGATTCTTATAACCGAT